TAACACGGGAACCCTTTTAAGAATGAGCTCCGACCAGATTTACGGAGAATTAAGCCGCCAGTTTTACAACCCTACAGCAGCTTTTCCGGCTATTTTGGATAGCACGATCAGAAAGAGCATCGAGCATCTTTACAATACGGTTCCTACCACCTTCCAGGCCTTTACCAGCAAGGGAACACTGAAGGACTTTAAGGAAACGGCGGACCATGAATATGTAATCGGAGGCGTTGGCGACTTCCTTCTGGTTCCGGAAAACGGCGAGATCAAGCCGGACAAGCCGCGCACCGAGCTGCTGCCCACCCGTAAGCTTGATACCTACGGAAAGCAGTTTAGCATGACGCGCCAGGCCTTCATCAACGATGATATCGGCTTTTTAACCGAGGTTCCGGGCTTATATGCCACTGCCGCAAAGAAAACCATTGATAAGCAGGTTTATAAAATTCTGTTTAGCAATGCAAAGATTTTTGACGGCGTAGCCCTTTTCGCGGACAAGCACAAGAACATTATGAAAACCGGATCCAAGCCGTCCCAGGCTTCCATTCAGGCAATCATTACCAAGATGCAGAAACAGACGGACCAGTTCGGAGAGGCTATTTATGTAACGCCCCGTACTATTGTCGTACCGATTGGCTATGAGTTTGATCTGGCTGTTATCCTTCACTCCACGCAGGTCACCGGCAGCGCTAACAACGATATTAACCCGCTTTACAACTACCCGCTGCAGATCGTACAGAGCCCGGTATTAAACGGCCTGGCCGGAACGGGAGCCTGCCCGTGGTTTATGTTCGCAGACGCAGCCAGCGCAAGAGGCATCCAGGTAGACTATTTAAACGGACAGGAAACGCCGACCGTAAGACGTATGGAGGTTCCGGGCACGCTCGGCTTTGTATGGGATATTTACCTTGACTGGGGTATTTCCGTAAGGGACTTCCGCGGAATCGCTATGAATCCGGGCGTTGAGCTTCCGACCGAAGAATAACAGAAAAGCATAGAAGGAGGTTAAAAAACCATGAGTAAAGCAGAATACTGGCAGCGCGGAGAAGCTATCGACTTCACTAACAGCACCGACGCCAAGATCGAGGCGAATCAGATC